TAATATCTTCAATAAGTGCTCTAGTTGCAATTTCTACATCTGATGGAATAGTCTTATATCCTGCATCAACAATAAATGTGTAATCATATCCTGCTGGGAATGAAACTGTATTGTAACCATAATAGCCAAGGTCTCCTATAGAGATTGGAAGATTTAGTGGTGCATTTTCTGCACGATTCCAGTTTCCAGTTAGTACTCTTTGCACTGCCGAATTATCTAGTGTAATTACATAGTCACAGATATTTGTTAATGGGGTGCTTACATCATAAACTAAAACATTATTTTCGTATACTTTTAAAATCTTATTTGTGTCATGCCATAGTGGAAAGTAATCTGCTCCTTGGCCAACTGCTTGGATAACTTGCTTTTTGTTATAGAATCCATTTGGAATAATAGTATCAATAATTGCTCTAGCAAAAAGTTCATGCATTCTATACTCTGCAACTTCTGAAGCAGTATCGCCAATCTTGTTTGCATTCACATATGGTCTAATAATATCTAGGTTTTCTTCATACAAAACATTAACTTTTGCTGTGTCATAAAACTTAATGTAAAACTTTCTATCAAAACTTACTTTGTCTAGTGGTAGCACATATGTAACAATGCCATGAGCATCTGAATGTACTGTAGTCTCTACTACTGAGTGATCCACCAAATCCTCAACAACTTGGACATAGTTATAGTTGGCTATAGGTAGTGTCCAAGTAGTTGTAATAGGATAAGGTGGAACTCTCATTACCTCCATGAATTAGTTACCGAATTCCTTCGCAACTTCTTCTGGTGTAGCAATTCTGCAGTGATCTCTTGTCAACCAAGCCTCGGCTGCCTTTGGAGAAAGAATGTTGTATCCGTTATAGACCTTGCCAAATTCTCCCCATGATGCGTTTCTTGTAGAAAATACTGCAACCTTATCTGATGTAAGTGGTGCAGATGGTGCAGCAGGTGCTGCATGAACTTCTTGTTGAACTGGTGCATTCGATCCCAAGACTCCGTTATTGTCATAGCCTAGTGATGGCTGTGGTGCAACTTCTGGTGCCTCTGGTGAACCGATAACATTGTTGTCTGATTCTGGCTCTCCTGGATGAACGTAAAGGAAAGGCTCTGGGTCTTTCCATTGTGGTGCATCTTCAAGTTCAAGTAGTTCTACATCATTAACCTCATCAATCATTGCCTGATCTTCTTCGGTCATTGCTGGTGCAGGTGGTTCTGGTACTTCTAAAACTTCTGGGTTTTCTTCAACAATAGAAGATAGTTCTTCTTCTGAAAATGTCCCAGCAATTTCGTTATTTAGTTCTTCTGACATAAGTATGCCCTCCTTGTAGTGTTAATTGTATTATATCATTATAAAGTTAATAAGGGGGCAGGAGAGTGAACTCCCGCCCCCCATTAAAGGTACTGTTTACAGATTATGCATCTGCAGCAGCGTCAGCGAATGCAATTGCATCCTCTTCTTCCCACTGAATACCAAAGCGGACGAATACTGTGTATTCAATTGTGTCCTTCTTTGCTACGTATTCACGGTTTACAGTGATGTCACGTTGCATACCCCATACACGGTTAGCAGGGAATGTCAAGTCGACGTATCCTGCTGGGTAGTAAGGGACTTCCTGAACTTCAATTCCGAGAACACGAGTTGTACGTGCTCCACCAAATGTCTGTCCAAGTCCGTCTAGATAGTTCTGACGGTTTGCTTGTGTGCTTCCTGGCATACGACCAGTAAATGCTTCTGCAACTGCATCTGCAAGGGTACCGTTGTTCTTAACGATTCCTCCGAATACATCTGTACCTGCGTAGAACTTAAGATTGTTCTTAAGTGCACGGTACTTACGTGGCATTGCATTGATGATTCCCTGCATAACTTCAGGTGTCCAAGCATTATCTGCTACGGTTACAACTGATTCATGTGCGAATCCATTAGTCTTGGTCTTCTTTACGAAACCAGTCATGATGTTAAGGAATGGGGATGTTGAACCATCACCATTAATTGCCAAGTCTTCGATATCATTTGCAAACGCATTTGTCATCAAACGTACTAGGTGATCCTCAAGAGCATCTCCTTCTACGCCATCTTCAAGTGCTTCAGCAGAAACTTCCCAGTCAAGACGAATCTTCTTTGTAGTCAATTCAACCTTTGAGAATGTTGCTCCTGTGTTTGTGTATGTACCGTCTGCTTGTGCTGCTGAACGAATTACACGCTCTCCTACGTTTACCTTTTCAAGTTCCATAGTATTTGCTCGCATTGTGACCTTACGGCCATCATTTGCAAGTACAGTTGCATCCCAAACATAATCGATAAAACGACGTGCCTGTTCAGGGCGCAGAATTCCAGATGCTGCAGTAGTCCCAGAAGGGTTTACGGCATTGGAACCAGATGATGAACCAAGTGTTGCTACTGGTGTGTTACCCAAAGTGCTTGCGCCTGGGTTAGAAACTCCACCAATACCACCTGACACGAATGCGCCTTGGCCCTGATAAAGTCCTGGGGCTGTTCCGCCCACGTTACCAGATGTACCTGGTTGATTCTTTTCTATATTTTGTTCCGACATATATTTCACCTCCAAGTGACTTTCTTACTTAAATAGATCGGTTGTTTTGAGGAAACTCCCGCCCCATAGGGATTTTTCAACCATTTCAGGCTGATCCTGTACAATCTCTCCGAGATCGCCAGACTTTCGGAAAGCAGTATCTTGCTCTACAAGTTCTACACGCTTACCAAATTCATTAAACACATTTGTTGCTGATGCAAGATCTTTTGCAACTGCTTCAAATGAACTTTGTGCTACTTCAATGTCAACTTTAGTAGACTTTAAAAGTTCTACTTCTGATTGCAATGACTTAACTATTTCTACTAGATCGCTAAAGGCTTTTTCAAGACCGTCATTAGTTTCTGTAACTGCTTCTGCAATTGCTTCTGCGACTACATCATCTGACTTAGGAGCCATTGGCTTCTTGTCTTCTGCTTCTTCCTCCGCTGCGTCAGCCTTTGGTTCGCACTCGCATGCGTCCATTGCTTTTCCGCAGTCTGCACATGGTGCAGCCTTTTCAACTTCTTGGATATTAGCATCTGCCTCTGGAGCGACCTCTGACTTTGCTACCTCTACTATTGCTTCTGTTTCAATAACTTCTGCAACTGTTTCTGTCTTTTTTGTCATAGGTTCTACCTCCTTGTTAATCTTAGAAGTATTAATGCCTTTAGCACTATCAACTAAGAATTTTATCATTGTTACTTTTTCGTTATCCGTTTTTTCAACGAATCCTATGTTTTCCATTTGGCTTCCTGTTGTTGGGCTTAACTCATTTTCATTTTCAGAAACCATAACGATACCAGACTCTTTATCATAAAATACATTTTCTAATACTGTTTCATCTGCTTTGATAACATCTAGTCCATCAACTTTTTCTACAGACATAATATTTGCAAATTGATTTGCTGGTGAATCAACAAGACTCAACTCTACCAAATCGTACTGCTTAATAATTCTAATTGCTTTATCTGACTTCTCATCATAACCATCATCCCACTTGTTCATTTTCCCACCAATTGAAAAACCTTGAAGTGTTCCATCAAGAACCTTTTCCCAAGTATCTTGTGCACCCTTTGAAACATATGCAGATACATAAACTCCATTATAAAATTTCTTTGTTTCTGGATCAAAATATTTGTCTGCTTTAAATGAAATCATTTTGCCTACTGCTAGTGGTTGATGCATTTCTCTAATGTTCCCACGAAACTTGGCAAATGCTTCCATTGATGCTTCGGCAGTTACAATATCATCCTGCTTGTCAATATTATCAAGTGATGCAAATCCAGACACAGTTCTTCTATTCTCATCAACTTTTGAGAATGGCATCGAGAGACGCAGATTTTCCCCATCCGAATTCCAATGGGCTTTAGATAGACTGTTCACCATTATATTATAAACCCCTTTTTATTGATATCTCATTATTCGGACAATTCGGATAGTTCAAATAAATCATCAAACTTTCTTCCTTGTCCTTTAGGGTTACGGCCAGCAACTGTTGTAGGACTGTCAGAGTTATTATTTACTCTTTCCCCGTCTCTAGCCCTGTTGGCTGTGGCATCTGCTGCTTGCTGAGGCTTTAGGTCTAGTGGCTCATCTCCACCTTCTCTTACTGGCATACCTAAAGCAATACGTGCTTCATTTGGTGTCATAACCTGATTCTTTACGTACCTCTCAAGTATTTGAGACTGAGTAATTTCATCAGTAAGTGTCAACTCGTTAAACTTAAACTCAAGAATATCTGTTTTTTCTTTAATAACTTTATTGATCATTTTTTCAAGTTGTGCTTGTGCTGGTCTTGCAACCTGCTCCTTAAATGTTCTATCCTGAGCAAGTGCTGCAGCAATAGCAGAAGAATCGGATCCTCCAAGTTTTGAAAGTGGAACCTGATGTGCTACCAGAATGTCGTCACGATTTTGTTTACGATATTCTTTAAATGAGCCTTCTTGAATTCCTGCCTCAATTGGCTCCATCTTAAATTCAACCTTGTTTGTATCTGAGTCTGGAGGAAGTGGAATATAAAGAGTTCTGTGAGACTGTCCTTTAAGGCCTGTCTGTAAAAATCTAAACATCTTGTCTTCTGCATCTGCAGATAACTTTGCACCCTTTAATGTAACAACATATCTAGGGACAGCCTTATTTGAAAAATAGTCAATATTGTATTGTGAGGCCAGTTGATCACCAATAAGTGAAGATATTGCAGACATTACATCTGGTACGCCATAGAATGTATTTAATGGTGAGTATTGCTTAAAGTGTATGATCTCATTTGGTCTTGGATCATCAGTAACCAT